TTAATACTTCTGCAACTATTGGCTCTAGTTCTGGAGCTAACCAATTCCAAGTTTTCCACACAGCCTCTGCTGTTAACTATGTACAAGTAACGGGTGCGGCTACTGGTGCTGCTCCAGTAATTTCAGCGCAAGGTTCTGATGCTGCTGTAGGGTTAACTTTCAACACAAAAAGCACTGGCGTACATACTTTTCAAACAAACGGCACAACAAGACTATTAATTGGTTCGGGCGGTACTGTTCAATTGGGTTATGCAAACGCAACCCCATGTTTTACTGCTATTGGTGTAGCTTCTCAAGTAAATGGTTTTCAAGTATCGGGTTCTGTAGCTGGTTCTGCTCCGTCTTTATCTTCAACCGGGACAGACGCTGACATTGACCTAACCCTAACCCCCAAAGGCGCAGGCCGTGTAAACATTACCACTAGCATAAAGCCCAAAGTTAACTCAACTACATCAGTAGCTTCACCGCTTGCTTGGAACAGCACATCGTATGATGAATATGCTTTAACTGCTTTAGCCAATGCTTTGACAATTAGTGCCGATGCAAACACTGCCCCTGCTGATGGGCAACGAATGATGTTCAGGTTTAAAGACAACGGTACAGCGCAAACATTAACTTGGACAACAGGCTCTGCAAGAGCGTTTAGGGTTGTTGGTGTAACGCTACCCACCACAACTGTGGCAAACAAGCTGCTATATGTCGGATGTATATACAACGCTGCCGATAGCCGTTGGGATGCTATTGCTGTGGGTCAGGAGGCGTAATGGCTAATAGATACTGGCGCGGCGGCACAGGAAGCTGGACTAACGCAAACACTGCAAACTGGGCTGCAAGCGCAAATGCTTGTACATTTACTGCATCAAGAGCAACAACAGTATTAACTGTCACTGCTGTTTCTAGTGGTGCTATTGCTGTGGGTATGACGGTATGGCACACCACAAACACGGCAATCGGAACCATTACAGCGTTTGGTACAGGCACGGGGGGCATAGGCACTTACACAATGAGCGCGTCTAGCACACTGACTAGTCGCACAATGAGTTCTGCCACTATTGGCGCTTCCGCACCAACCAGCGCCGACCCTGTTGTTTTTGATGCAGACAGCAATGTGGGAACAGCAGCTTTTACCGTGACTACAAGCACTAGCGCTGCCTGTGGGGGAATGAGCGTAAGCGGTCTTGACGGCACAATGACTTGGGCGGGCACAACCGCCATGACAATTTCAGGCAGTTTGTTGCTGCCTACGTCTAACTTTACAAGAACTTACACAGGCGCTCTTACTTTTAATACAACTGGAACCATTACCAGCAATGGAGTTTCTTTTGCCAACGCATTAACTTTTAACGGGTCAGGTCAAACTTTCACACTTGGTAGTGATTTAACCACAACAGGAAATACGACTTTTACTACTGGCAGTATTTCTTTACAAACATTTACTTTATCTGCACTTACATTTTCATCAAGCAATACTAATACCCGTTCAATAGATTTTGGCACAGGTAAGATTTCTGTTTCAGGAACAACAGGTACTGTTTGGAACATGGCTGATTGGACAAACTTTACAGTATCTGGAACTCCGCTTTTACAAAAACCCAACGCAGGCGGAACAATTAGTCACGGCCCTTCTAGTGGGCCTTTTGATTACACCAAAACAATCAGCGTCAATGTAAGCGTAAGCACTGAATATATTGGTCAGTTTAGAAATTTTCAAGCTGGCGGCGCTATCACGCAAACTACAACTTTGCATGTTTTTGGCAATTTGACAATTAACGCATCTTCAACTTTTCCTAATGGTTCTGGTTTTACATTGCGAGGTGGGCCAACTGGAACATCTTCACAATCAATTACAACAAATAATGTTAGCTTAGGTGGGTTAGGTCAAATTAGTGATAATTCAATTGCAGTTTTGAACGACAGTTTAACCGTTGTTTCTTTTGGTTTAGTTCTAGATACGCAAGGAAACACTGTAAATGCGACTAGTATGGATCTTAGACCCGGTAGTTTTCTTAGAACTTCCACACTTACTGGGCGAACGGTAAGCGTTTTTCCCGGAATAGACCCCGGCACTAGCAAAATTATTTTGCAAGGCGGCGTTAATGATTGTTCAATAACTAGCTATGGGACTCTTGGTGTTTCTCCAACTACATTATTATACGATGTTGAACTTAACCCAACTGTTGCAGCAACAACTACAACTATTAATGGAGATCTTTCTTTTAATAAAATATATAGCCGAACAACAGTACAGCACTATTTAATTATGTATGTGGATTCTGAAGTTGGTGGTCAACAATATTTTGTTACAAACTTTGATGCAAGCGGAACCCCCAGTGGACAGATTTATTTATTAGGAAGTGGCAGTGGAACACCTATTACACAAACAAGCGGAACAGTTAATTTAAGTTATGCCACAATAAACAGCATTATTGCAACTGGCGGCGCAACTTGGAACGCTTTTACTTCAAATGGAAACATTGACGGAGGTGGCAACACGGGTTGGAATTTCACTGCACCTGTTGGGTCAAACACATCCAACTTTTTTATGATGTTTTAAGGATAATCATGGCACTCATCAAATCAGTAGACACAGATTACGGCATCCCAGCTTTGTACTGGAACATTGGGGCAGTTCAAGAAGACTTCAAAGGCAAAGGCACTGAAGTGACTTTCTACGGCTACGCATCCAAAGAAGCCCGTGAAGCTGGCAAACAGCCTCTAAGCGCAGGCAAGGTGCAGATTGCTGGTGATGAGTACGTTGCAGGCGCAGACCGCCAAGCCTTGTATCAGATCATTAAGCAAAAGCCTGAATTTGACGGCGCACAGGACGCTTAAATTATATGGCGACTGTATCTAATCAGTATGTAGATTATGGATATTACGATACTGGTTATGCTGTAGGAGATATTGCATCTTATGAAATAGTTGGTGTAGCATCTACGGTTTCTCTAGGTTCTATTGTTGTTATTGCCAGTACAGTTATTGATTTAATTGGTGAGAATATTATAGGTGTTGTTGGAAATACAACAGTTATTGCTAATTCTACAACAGTTATTGTAGGTGTTAATACTGCCTTTGCTATTGGTACTCCAGATGTTAGAATAATCTGCCGTTTTCCTATAGATGGTATTGCTAGTACACTTTCTGTCGGTAGTTTAATAGTTGTTGCTACTTCTAACATTGCTATTGTTAGTAATGCTATCAATGTTATATTAGGCAGTATAGATGTTAAAGCCTATAGTGTCTATGCTGTTTCTGGTATAGAAGCAACCTTTGCAATTGGCGATGTTGTTGCTGCTAATAATGCTATAACTACATTTGATGGTATTTCTTTCACAGCATTTGTTGGTAGTGCAAATGTAATAACAACAGTTTTCGACTATAATGCTGTAGCTAGTTTATATAGTAAAGCAAGAACAATATATGTTGAACGACAAGATAGTAGTTCAGATAGAACTGTAAGTATTGCTAACGAAGACCGTAAAGTGTATGTTGATTTTAAGTCTACACCATACACACGTACTGCTGATGTGTCTACCGAAGTAAGAAAATCGTACATATATAGAAAATCTAGTAGTAAAGAAAGAACTGTAAGTGTTGCTACAGAAAATCGTACAGTTTATGTTGATAAAACATCTACACCATACACACGTACCGCTGACGTGTCTACAGAAGTAAGAAAAGCGTACATGTATAGAAAAGCTAGTAGTAAAGAAAGAACTGTAAGTGTTGCTACAGAAGACCGTAAGGTGTATATTGATTTTAAATCTACACCATACACACGTACTGCTGATGTGTCTACATAAGTAAGAAAATCATACATGTATAGAAAATCTAGTAGTTCAGATAAAAGCGCATTAGTCGCATAAGGAAAAATATGTCATTCCGTTGGCCTAATAAAGACCCTGATGAAATCTTAGACTATAATGTTGACTGGTCTAGATTTATTGGCACTGCTACAATCTCTAGTGCTATTTGGTATGTTGAAAATAGTTCTGGTGTTAAAACTCTGATTGCTTCTGGTCAAGTTGTTAATGGTATTCAGAATGTTTCACAAACTATTTCTAATGCAGTTACTACAATTAATCTTGGACTAGGTACTAATAATACTGAGTATAAGTTTACATGTCGTATTACAGATAGTACAGGTTCTATTGCTGAACGTGCAGTGCGTCTACGTATTAAGGAACAATAATGGCTTATGATTATATTGGTATTGTTAATGATGTAAACCGTAGGCTTAACGAAGTTGAGTTGTCTACATCAAACTTTACAAATGCTACAGGTTTCTATGCTCATATTAAAGATGCTGTAAACTCTTCTATTCGTGATGTTAATCAAACACATTATGAATGGCCTTTCAATTATGTTGAAGCAGAAGAAACTTTATCTGCTGGTACAACTCGTTATGCTTTTCCAACTGACGCTGGCTCAATTGACTTCGATAGTTTTAGAGTTAAAGAAGATGCTACACTTGGTAATGAAACAGTTAAGCTTGGTATTGTTTCGTATGAGGATTATCTTGAGCGTTTTGTAGATCAAGAGTATGGTGATAATAGTGCTAAGCGTGAAGTGCCTTTTGGTGTCTTTCAAGCACCGGGACTTGAATGGGGTGTAACACCTCCACCAGATCAAGCTTATGAAATTGTTTATGAATACTACCGTGTACCTGTAGATTTAATATCTGCTACAGATGTTCCATCAATTCCAGAACGCTTTCGTCATATTATAGTTGATGGTGCTATGTACCATGCTTATATGTTCCGTAGTAATGAACAAGCTGCTGGTATTGCTAAAGGTAAATTTGAAGAAGGTCTTAAGCGTATGCGTACCATCTTAGTTAATCGTTATCATTATGTTCGTTCTACTGCCATTCAACAAGGTGGCAGTATGTCTTCTTTCGGTGATCGGGTTCGATAATGGCAACAGCACCAGTAGCAGTTGGAGATGGATGGGCAACATATCCCTTTGAGTTTAAAGGTGGTCTTGTTTCTAATCTGCCTCCTTTACAGCAGGGCACTCAATTGCCCGGTAGTGCTCGTCTGCTGAAGAACTTTGAACCATCTGTTAATGGTGGATACAAACGTATTGAAGGATATGATAAGTATTCAAGCTATACAATTCCAGCACATGGTGAAGTTGTTGTACAGGGTAGTGGTCAAACTGGTACTACTTTAAATATTGCTAATATCTTTACTGCTCCATCTGCTGGTGATGTTATTATTATAGGTGGAAACTTATATACCATTGCTCCTGCTGGTGTTAGCTTCAATAGCACATATAACTCAGCTACAATAACACTTACATCATCACTAGTATCTAGTCCAGCAGATAAAGCAGCAGTTACTTTTTCAATTAGTGGTGTCAATCAAACTAGAGGTATTGCTGCTTGGAAATCTTCTGTCATTGTATATCATAATAATAATATATACACTACAACGGGCAATGCATATACCAAAATTAATAAGCCTAGCTACGGCACTGTGCTTGTCAATGGTGGTAGTCAAACAGGCACAACATTAAACGTTGATGGACTTACTAGCATTCCACAAATTGGGGACACATTCAGCATTGCTGGTGTACAGAAAGTATACACTGTGCTGGCTGTACCAACTGTTACAACCACAGCAGCTTCCTTAACCATCTTTCCATCTTTAGCAAGTAGCCCTGCTGATAATGCTTCAGTGTCATGGCTTTCTAATGATAGAGCTAATGGAGTGCGTCTACGTACTTCTAAATATCGCATTAGTGGTCAAGACTATATAATGGGTGTTGATGGGTATAATGCACCATTCAAATGGGATGGCACTACCTTTACAACGCTAACACAAAACACTACTGATATTGTTGGTTCAAGCTTTGTTGTCTTTCATAAGAACCAAATGTTCTTTGCTAAAGATGATAAGCTTATATTTACAGCACCGTATACTGACACTGATTTGTCTCCAGCTAATGGTTCAGGTATTATTGGTGTCGGTGGTACAATTACTGGTATTGTTGTATTCCGTGAAAGCTTAATTATTTTTACACAGAATAGTATTAGTCAACTTGTTGGTAATAGTTTTCAAGACTTTAACTTACAACCAATTACTAGACGAGTAGGTTGCATTGCTCCTGATACAGTTCAAGAGGTTGGTGGCGATGTTATATTCTTAGGCCCAGAAGGACTACGATTGCTTGGTGCTACTGATCGTGTTGGCGACTTTAACTTAGGCGTTGTATCAAAGTCTATTCAAAAAGAAATGACATCGCTCATCTCTAGTAGCAGTAGCTTCTCAAGCTGTGTTATTAAACAGAAGAGTCAATACCGTTTGTTTGGACATAATGCTAGTATCACTTCTTCAAATGCTAAAGGTGTTTTAGGTACTCAAATTGTTGGCAATGATACTTCTTCAATTGAATGGGCTGAGCTTGTTGGTATTAATGGATATGTAACTGATTCAGACTACATAGATCAAACAGAAACTATTGTCTTTGCTGACAATGATGGGTATGTTTATGAGATGGAAAACGGTAATAGTTTTGATGGTAAAAACATTGTAGCTTCATTTGCAACACCGTTTGTTCAGCTTAATGATCCACGTATTCGTAAGACATTCTATAAGATGGTGTTGTATACAGACCCGTCTGGTGGCATTACAACCTCTGTTAATTTGAAGCTGGACTTTGATACTGCAGGTAGTATTCAACCTGAGACAATTACATTATCAAATGAAACAGGTAGTGTAGGTTTTTATGGAAGCAGCAGTGCTACATATGGCACTACAGTTTATGGTAGTAAGCTGAAGAAACAATTTGAAACACAAGTGGTTGGTTCAGGTTTTAGTGTGTCTTTGCAATTCATCTCTGACGGTCAAAATCCACCGTTCAGTTTGGATGCAGCGACTTTGGAATATTCTAGCCATGACAGACGTTAAAGCTCTACAGCCTTTAGTTTTACGTTATAACTAGATAATAGATAAGGAACAGTTTCATGACTGGATACGTTCGTAAAGATACGACTAATAACATTGCTGATGGAAACGTCATCAACTCCGCTGACTTAGACAATGAGTTTGATGGTATTCAAGATGCCTTCAATAGTTCAACTGGTCACAACCATGATGGCACTACTGGTGAGGGTGCTCCAATTCTTGTTCTTGGCCCAACACAAGATGTTGTCGTTGGTGCAAGTGCTGTCACTCCAAAGACAACCAACACCGTTGATATTGGTAGTGGCTCGCTAAAGTTTAAAGACTTGTACATGGCTGGTAATGCCTCTATTGGCGGCACACTTGCTGTCACTGGCGTGGCTACTCTGACAGCACAACCAATCTTGTCTAGCTTGACAGCCAGCAAAGCTGTGTTCTCTGATGCCTCTAAAGGCTTGGTTAGCAATGACATCACTGGTACTGGTAATGTAGTTATGTCTACATCTGCCACACTGGTTACACCAATCTTAGGCACACCACAGTCTGTCACACTTACTAACGCTACAGGCCTGCCTATCGTTGCAGGCACTACAGGTACATTGTCTACAGCACGTGGCGGCACAGGCTTAACCTCCTTCACAGCTAACGGTGTTGTCTACGCAAGCTCTACAAGTGCATTGACCACGGGGTCTGCGCTGACGTTTGATGGGACAAATTTGGGCGTTGGGGTAGTTCCTACCCAAACACTTAATGTTAAAGGAATTGCATTATTTGAAGGCACTACACAAGGCAACGTAATCATTCAAAAGACGGGGACAAACGGCTTTTCATTGTTTTCTTCTGCTGCTGGCACTCTTGGTTTTTATGACCAAAACGGAGGCGCAACAAGGATGATTCTTGACGCCAGCGGTCTGGAAATCAAGCAATCTCAACTCATCGGATATTCCTCCTACGCAGGTATCGGCACAAACGGCTTGGCGGTGGCGGGGAATGTGGGTATTGGGACGAGTTCGCCTTCACAGAAGCTTGATGTTGCGGGTAACGTGCAAATTCAAAGCACAGGTACTTTTTACCTTAACAACAGCGATAACACCAATCAATATTATTGGCAGAATATTGGCGCAAGCGGTGCAAACAACGCAACACTTATTCTATCCAGAACCAACGCAGGGGAAACACTTCGTATCGACTCCGCAGGCAACCTTGGCTTGGGCGTTACTCCTAGTGCTTGGGGAAGTAGTAGTGCAATCCAAATGGCTGGTGGACAAGGTTATTCTCGCTATGGCGTAACAAACAATTCTTATTATGACGGTGCTAATTATAGGTACATAAGCACAGCAGCAGCCACACTCTACGGTAACAATGCTGGTTCTCATCTGTGGTTTACTGCTGCATCAGGCACAGCAGGAAACGCCATCACCTTCACCCAAGCAATGACGCTGGATGCTAGTGGCAATCTTGGTATTGGTACTACAAGTCCAAGAAACGCTGGAACTGGTTATCAAGGCATTATTTTAAATGGAACTACAAGTGGTTTTCTTGATATAAATACCAACGGAACGCGTGTATTTACTGCCTTTGGTTTAACAAACGATATTGCTTTAACAAACCCAACAGCAACGGGGGCAATGGCGTTTTATACCAACAACACAGAACGCGCCCGTATAGACTCCAACGGTAACTTGCTGGTGGGAACTACGTCTCTATCGTCAACCGAAAGACTAAAAGTTGAAAAAAGTAACCCAACAAACGGGTTGCTTGCTTACATTAGAAACTCAGCAAGTTCGGCACAAACAGGAGCAAAAATAGCATTTGAAACGTCTGGGGTAACCGCTTGGTGGATGGGGACAAACTCAGCAGAAGATGCATTTGTTTGGAATCGTTTTGGGGGGGCCACTTACCCAGAGGCTATGCGGCTGGACGCCAGTGGGAATTTGTTGGTGGGGGCTACGAGTAATGGAATTACGGATACAAACTCTATAACTTTAGAACCTACGGTATCCGGCGGCGGTTATGCGGTTTTCAATCACGCCACGGGGTCTTCATCTGGGCGTCAATTTGTTTATTTTGCATATGGCGGCGGTAGTATTGGCTCCATTACCCAATCAGGCACAACAGCAGTTCTGTACAACGTCACTTCTGACCAGCGCCTGAAGGAAAACATTGTTGATGCGCCTGAGTTTGGTAACGTTATTGATTCCATCCAAGTTCGCAGCTACGATTGGAAAGCAGATGGCAATCACCAACGCGCTGGTTTCGTAGCGCAAGAACTTGTGACCGTGGCTCCAGAAGCAGTACACCAACCCGCTGACCCAGAAGAAATGATGGCAGTGGACTACTCCAAACTTGTGCCCATGCTGGTCAAGGAAATTCAATCCCTCCGTAAACGCCTTGCAGACGCAGGCATCGCTTAACCCAAAGGAAATATCATGACTACATTCAACTGGCAGATCTCGGTCACCGACTACGACATTGCAACAGGATTTATTTTCTGCGCACATTGGACGGCTACGGCAACAGACGGCACTTACACTGCCTCTGCCTATTCCACTTGCAGCTTTGCCGCTGCTACGCCTTCTATCCCTTACGCCAGCGTGACTGAGCAAGAGGTGCTGAATTGGTGCTGGAATAACGGCGTTGACAAGACAGCCACTGAAGCCAGTCTGCAAAGCCAGATCGACCTGCTCAAGAATCCAGTGACCGCTGCTGGTACGCCTTGGGTGGCATAAATGGACAACCAGCAACTCTTTAACTTAGTTGTATCTGTTGGCGGGTTTCTGGCTATCTACGTCTTTAACTCAACAACAACAAGGATTCAAAAGCTGGAAGATAAAATCAACGAATTGCCGCATAACTATGTGGCAAAAGACGACTATCGAGTTGACATTGCTGAAGTAAAAGCTATTCTTAAACAAATCTTTGAGAAGCTGGATAGCAAGCAAGACAAATCATGATTGACCCAATCACCATCAGTGCTGCTTTTGCTTTAGCTAAGAGCACCATTGCTGGTGTGCAAGAAGCTATCCAAATGGGTAAGGACTTGCAAGAATGCTCTGGTGACTTGATTAAGTTCTTTGAGATGCGCGACACAGTGGCTAAAGCTGCAGTGCAGGACAAGGGTAAGAAGCCCCGATCTGACATGGGCCAAGCCCTAGACACTGTGATGCAAGCAAAGGCTCTCAGAGATGCTGAGAAGAAGCTTAAAGAGCAGCTAATCTATTCTGGTCAAGGTGATGTTTGGGAAGCTATTCAAGCTGAATACAACTTGATCCAAGCCAATCGTAGGCGTGAAGAGCGTGAAGCGGAAGAAGCTGCCAAGCGTAAGCGTGAACAGATGGCTGAGATGGTTGAAGCTATATTTTATGGACTAGCTGCGTGTATCGTTGCTGGTCTAATTTGTTGGGGTACATTTGAGTTTATTGTTTATAAGCTCAAGGGTTAAGTTTACAACTGGGGCAAATATGAATGAACTTCTTTCTCTTCTTAAAGGCTTTGCGCCTGCATTGGCAACTGCTGTTGCTGGCCCTTTTGGGGGTATTGCTGTTTCCGCTATTGCTAATAAGTTTGGGGTATCTGATTCTGTGGAAGCTGTGGCTAAAGCAATCGCTGGCGACCCCCAAGCCGCGCAGAAGCTAGCCGAACTAGATCTGGAATATGCTAAGCTGGACGCCGCTGATCGTGACAGCGCCCGTAAACGCGAATCAGAAATCTCCACAAGTGCATCAGCGCCTTGGTATAGCAAAGCAGTTACTCCACTAATTGCTGTTGGTGTATTTATTGCATGGAGCTTTGTGCAATGGTTCTTGCTTAATAACGTCATTGCGCTTGAAATGCGTGAGATTGTTCTGCGTCTATTGGGTCAACTTGATGCTGCTTTCATGCTCATCTTAACTTATTATTTTGGTGCAAGCCACAAACATTAATATGAACTTGTCTGCCAACTTTACACTATCAGAACTTACAAAGAGCGAGACAGCTTTACGTAAGGGTTTAGACAACATGCCAACTGAAGACATCATTAAATCTTTAAAACTATTAGTTGATAATGTGTTGCAACCTATTCGCATGCATTACAATGCAAGTGTTAAAGTTAATAGTGGCTATCGCAGTCCTGAAGTGAATGCTTCAGTTGGTGGTAGTAAGACAAGCGATCATTGTAAAGGTCAAGCTGCTGACATTGAAATTGCTGGTGTTGCTAATGGAGCATTAGCTAAATACATCTGTGACAACTTTAAATTTACACAAGTTATTTTAGAGTTTTATACACAAGGTATTCCTGATAGCGGATGGGTTCATGTTAGTTATGACCCAACCAATTTAAAATGTCAGGCACTTACAGCAATTAAACGAGATGGTAAAACTGTTTATCTTCCCGGACTAGTGCTTTAATAGAAACAAGGGTAATATATAAATGGACTTCACCTCACAACAAAAAGAAATCGTAGCTCGTAAGATGGGCTATGATGGACCTATGCAAATGTTTGATGAGTTTCTTGCATCAACACCGTCTGATTCACAGCGCTATGCCAACATTGCTTCTAAGTATGCTCAGAAGATGGCTAAGGGTGGTCTGGTTAAGAAGTTTGCTGCTGGCGGTACAACTACTGCTCTTACATCTAGTGTAGGTACTACCGCAACAGACATGGGTAAGCCAACAATGACAACAGCACCGGGCTACACCGCTGACCAAACTGCCACTACTGGCTTAGGTGCTACTGCTACAACCGCTGGTGTTGTATCAGAAGATGTTACAGCCACTAAAGCCGCAGACGCTGGAACAATTTTAAAACCTGATGCAATTACACCAACCTCTGTAACAGCTACAAAATCACAAACTGATTTAGAAACAGCACAGGCTAAACAAACTGCAGAAACTAGCACTATTTCTGACAAGGCACAAGTTACAGCAGCGCAAGGCACAGTTTCTGATAAGAGCGTTGCTGCTGCTCAAACAGTTGGTGAAGCCTACAAAGCTCCTGTAGTTGCTGGTGAACGTGTTGCTACCACTGGTGAAATGGTTAAACCAGTCACTGAAGCTACAGCAGTTAAAGCTGCCACAGAACAAACTGCTGCTCCAGCTAAGGTTGTTGCTGCCACTGGTGCTGTGAGAGCTGAAGAACTTGTCAAGCCTGCACAAATTGCAGAGAAAGACATGGCTCAGGCTACAGCAATCACTGCTGCTGGTCTTGCACCAGACGCCACCGTTGTTGCTGCTCGATTAGACAAGTTCACTGTTGATGCTGGCACTCTTGCTCTTGCTGCACAAGGCGATGTAACAGCACAGTCTACAGTGCAGGGTCAACTTACAGACCTGATGAAGAGCTTTGATGATGGCAAGACGCCTGCATGGGCTGCTGGTGCTATGAGAGCCGCTAATGCTGCTATGGCCTCACGTGGGTTGGGCAGTAGCTCTATGGCTGCTACAGCCGTCTTCCAAGCTGCTATGGAGTCTGCACTACCCATTGCTGCACAGGACGCACAGACCTTCGCTAACATGGGGTTGACCAACCTGAACAATCGTCAGCAAACGGCATTATCTAATGCTGCTGCTCAACAAGGGTTGTCATTGGCAAACCTGAGTAATGAGCAACAAGCTAGGTTGCAAAATGCAACCAACTCTTTCAATCTGCAAAGCCAGAACCTGTCTAACATGCAACAGACAATGTTGGCTAACACACAGATTCGTGCTGCGTTGCAAGGACAGAACCTGACCAACCAACAACAGGCTGCTGTAGTTAATGCTGCTCGTTATGCTGAAGTTGCTAACATCAACCTGAACAACATTCAACAAGCTGCTTTGCATAATAGTTCTATGCAGGTTCAAGTGGACATTGCAAACACATCTAACCGTCAGCAAACTGCTTTGGCTAATGCACAACTTGAAGCTGCTTTGCAGGGTAAGGTGCTTGATAATAAACAACAAGCTGCTGTGTTAAATGCTGATAAGATTTCTCAAGCTGCCAACCTCACCTTCACTGCTGCACAACAAACTAAGTTGCATAACAGTGAAATGTTGAAGTCAATTGGTTTGGCTGAGTTGTCAGCTTCACAGTCTGCAACAATTGCTAATGCTGCTACATATGCCGCAATGGACATGGCAAACTTGAATGCCCGTCAACAAGCTGCTGTAACAAATGCTCAGAGCTTTTTAGCTATGGACATGAAAAACCTTGATAACAAACAACAGATGGTTGTTATTAAATCTCAGCAGGTTGCTCAGTCTATTTTGTCAGACACTGCTGCTGCTAATGCTGCTGCAATTACCAACTCTACAAACAAGCTTGATGCCGATAAGATTAATGCTACACTAGTTAGTAGTACCAATCAATTTAATGCTTCTGAAAAGAGCAAGATTGATATGTTCAATGCTAACGCTGCTAATGAGTTGGGCAAGTTCAATGCCACACAGCAAAATGCTCGTGATGAATTTAATGCAAACTTGTCTACACAGATTAGTATTACCAATGCTAAAATCTTAGCTGATGTTTCCACTGCTAACACTGCGGCGGTTAATGCTGCCAATGCTGTGAATGCAAAGAATGCTACAGACTTGTCATCGGCAGTGTATGCACAGCAAAGCCAAACCTATCGTGACTTGCTATCAATGTCTTGGAAGACTGGTGAGAGTGAGAAAGATCGTGTCACTGAGCTTGCAAAGGCTACGGTGATGGCTTCATCTAGTACCCAATCTGCTAGTATTACTGCTGATGGTAAGTCTATTGCTGCACTGGGTGGTGCTGCTATTTCACTACTTGCCAACTATGACACGGTTAAAAAGAATGTAGAAACAGTTTGGAAAAATGTGTTTGGCGAAACTTAAATTAAAATATTATGCAACCTATTAAAACCTACTGCGATAAAATAGAAGCTATCTTAGCTAAACGTAAATCATCCAAAGTTGTAAAGAAAGCTAAGGGTGGCTTACTCGCTCCTTCTAAAGAAGCAACCACACCTGCTGATCAAACTCAGCTTAATACTGTTGCTGATATTGTTGAAGGCATTCGTGAAGCACGAGAGGAACTCTTAAATGGCAACAAGTAATTCAAAGCTTGGTGATGTGTTGGTATCAACACCACCCGGTGTATCTTGGACTGATGCTCCAAAGAGTCGTCCTTGGTTGAACGCTCCAGATACAACTTCAGTTACACAACTGTCTCAGCAATATATTGCAATGCTTGGTGCTCCTTCTGCTGCTAATGATTTGTTAGATGCTCTTGAAACTAATGTTCCATTAGCTGTAATGGCTGAAACATTTATGCTCAGTGGTGTCAACAAAGGTATTCACACAATTGATGCTGGTATTTTAGTTATGCCAGTAATTATTGAAGTGCTTAAAACAATTGCTGAGTTTAATAAGATTGAGTATGCTGTCTTTCCTGAAGAGCTTGAGAAAGGCACTACAGTGTCACCACGTGTGTTGCGTAAAGTAATTGATGATATGACTAAGGGTGTTGCTGAGCCAACACTTGCAGAACCTGTATTGCCTGAAGAGCCAACAGGTTTGATGGCACGAACTAAAAAGGTAGGTGTGTAATGGGAATGTTTCTTTCGTTCTTAGGCGGTGCTGCCACTGGTTTAACTGAAGAGATTGATAAGTCTGAGAAGGAAGCTAAGGCTTACGCTTCAATGGCTACTAAAGCTTTGTATGAAAACTACGGCAAGACAGTTGAAGCCAATCGTAAACTTGAAAGTGAAATGAAGTCTGACAGAGATTTCATTGTTGCTAACAAACCAGATGCAACACCAGATCAAGTGCAGGCACTTCTGTCAAACCCTGAAGTGATGAAGAAGTATAAAGCCTATGCCAATCCAACCGATGTCAATCTTGACACACTGATTAAAATTACAAAGGCTAATCCGTCTGTTGCTGTTGCAGCAGAGAACGTTGAAGCCTTCCCTGCCATTCAGTCTAAAGCTAAAGAAGTTCTTGACACCATTCAGAAGTCTAAAGGTCGTACGGGCTTGGGCGGTATGATTGATAGCATTGCTGAGCGTTCTGGTAACACTGCTGCTGTACAAACTGCTAATGCCTTGGGTGTTTCTCTTGAAGAGTTGCAAAGGACAAAGCTTAAGGGTCGTCCTACTAGCGATGCTACATTTGATATGACAGTATTTAAAGAAGCTGAAACATACAGTAAAGCTGAAGACAAACTTAAACTGGCTTTGCTGAATGCTAATAAGAGTGGAGATGCTGGTAAGGTTGCTGAAGCTGAGGCTGGTATTAAACAGCTTAAAGTTGTTAATGATCAATTCACTGATGCACAGAAACAATTTGCTAATAAGTCTGCTCAAATTAGGAAAGACTATTTGTTTGGTACTGCACAAGAACGTGCTGCTGCTAAGCCTGAGTATGACAAGCTTATGTCTGATTTGCAAGCTGAAGCAAGGGCTAAGAAGGTTGGTGAAGATTCTGGTGAAAGCGGTGTGCCAAAGCTTAGTACATTGAATGCCTTCGCTGGTTCTGCAGCAGCTAAAGTTATTGCTGCTAAGTATGGCAACTTGCTGACCAATAAGCAACTTGCTTTGATTGAGAAGCCTGATGGCTCTACAGACTTCCGTTACACAGGCGATGATGCTGCCTTGCGTAAAGAGATTAACCTCGCTGCCTACAATGCAGCTAAGAGTGCGTTGTCAATGTATACGGATAGCAAGGGCAATCCAGCAACACGCGATGTTGCATCTGTATTGAACTCATACGCTGCTACAGTGCAACCAGTTGTCAGACGCGATGGTGCATTGCCAACAGAACCAGCAGCACCCCCACCATCATTTGTGACACGGCCTACAGCACCTGCACCAGCACAGCCTGTAAAGCCAGCACCAGTTGCAGCGCCAGCACCTGTTCCAGCAGCACAGCCTGCTGCTAAACCAGATGTTAATGCTGCACGAGCTGAGGCAAATGCTGCAATTGGCAAGGGTGCTAATAAGGCTGCAGTTGCTGCAGAGTTTAAAAAACAAACAGGACAGGACTTATAAATGGGAATGTTTGATCACTTGATTCCAGCAACTAAAACTGGAATGTTTGACCATTTGATTCCAACAACTGCTCAAGCACCAACACCAGCACCAACACCAGCACCAACACCAACAGGTGAACCCACCGCAGAAGAAATTGCTGCAGCGTCTAAGCCTGCTTTCTTAACTAAACAGCAGTTTGTCGGTGGACAAGCAAAACCACTAGAAGCTGTCAAAGCTGAAGCAGAAGCAGAAGCTAAACGTGCTATGCCTAAGATTGATTATCAACAGCTTTATAAAGACCCTACAACATTTAAGACTATTGCTGACTATGGCAAAGCTGCTGGCAATGAATATAAAGAAGGCCAGAGTAAAGAAGAATATGCTGCTAAGTTC